TACTCGATTGATAAATATATAGAGATTCACAAAGGAGAAAAGAAATATAAGGTATATTACTTAGATGATTTACTTAAAGAAGAAGATTACCATTGGTTTGATTAAGGAATGCTTCTAAAAGACTTATTTGACCTTTAAGTATATGCTCTATAGAATCTGATACTTCTTGTTTATTAGGAATATGAACAGCACCCATAGCCCTCATAGATTCTTCCACAGTTTTACAAACCACTCTAGTATTTTTTCCTGATCTTTCTAGACCCACTTTCACTTTCTTTTTTCCGTCAGAAATATTTATGGTGAAACCATTGACTTCAACTTTGGTATTTTCCGAACCTGCCAAATCTTTTAGTAGCCCTGTTTGTGAGAAGGCAATTGTGAAGTCGTCTGTGCTAAATACTTGGGATAGATCTTTAGCATTCCCTCCAGTAGAGTATGCCATGAGTAAAGCAGAGTTTTTCGCTTTAATGCTATCTTGCTCGCTATTTAGACCTTTACCTAACTGTTGCATTTTGTACATGCGACCCACCTTCTCTGCTAATCGCTCTCTTGTAGACTGATCTTCTAAGTTTATTAGCTCCAAGTCTCCTCTATCGTTCGTCGTGTACAAAACATCTTGTAGAGGGCTGGAAGCTAAATCTGAGTAACCTGTAGCTGATTTAAGTCTTTCCAGCAACACCTTTGCTCGGGCTTGAGGTGTTTGTAAAGTTACTTTTCCGTTTATTGAATAAGCTTCAGTTTCAATAAATGAGTTCTTTATTTTGTCAGTATCTTCTTGAATTTTTTTGTAGTAGTCGTAGGTTTCTTGCCACTGTGCCATAGAAGAATCCCTAGTAGAAGGAGAGCCATCCCAACCAAATAATTCTTTGAGGATTCTGTCTCTCATCCCTTCTGCATTGTAGTTACTGTCTCCTTTAAAATTAGGATCCATATTTTTAAGTAGCTGGTCGTCGGAGTTTACCTCTCCCATTTTAGCATCTGTGCTAGCCGTATATCTTTTCGAACCAATAGATATTTTCCATTCACCGTCTTCTTGATAAGGTTCAACTAAAAGTTTTTTTCCCGCCTCTATCGCGGATTGCTCGTTTTCAAAAACTGCGATGACATCATCCCTATCGCCTCCCGCTGCCTTGCCCCCTCCAGTCCTGTCGGCTCTGGAAGCCTTCAAGGAGTCTACGAACCCGTTCACTAATGATAGCTCTTTGTATAAATATTGTTTAAACGCAGGGGCACTGTTCAAAACTTCAAACAATTCTTTTTGATATTCAGCTTCACCAAAAAGTTCTAGATCCAACGTAAATTCCTCTTCCCCACCATACTTAGAAACAATTTGCTCTAAGTCAGCCCGCTTCTCCCTGATCAAACTTTTAAACTCTTCAGCTATCTTTTTTCTTTCCTCTTGTGTTTTTGCTCCTTTGATGTTTATGGCAAAAACTTTTATATCTTCAAAGAAAGTTCCTCTGATACCGTTTAAAGCATTTGAATTAACCGAATCAGTTGGAACCACGGTCAGATCAGACCTAGTTTTTCCGCATAGAGACTCAATCTTATTTAAAGCTCCATCAATAAACTTATTAACTGTAGGAAAAACTAAACTTTCTGTTTTGTCAGCGCCGTAGATCACGGGCTTGTCTTTATACATTCCGATTAAAGGGTTCTGTTCATTACCTACTTTTTGACAAAACTCTTTTGCTTGCTCAGATCCGGCAACTATTCCAGGAGAAGCTGCTAGAAGCATAAATTTCCTCGCCATAGACTCTGCTTGAGCCGGGGATACCTTATCTCCTTTCTTAGATTTAGTTCCGTCTTGATTAAGTTTTCTTACTTCACCTTGAAGTATTTGCTTTAAAAATCCTCCGCGCTTAGTCGAGAAGTTACCTTTCACTATTTGAGCTAAAGCAACATCGTCCGACATGTCAATTATTTTGTCGTATATTAACTCTTGTATTCTCTTAAACCCAATGGAAAGAATGTTTCCTGTTTCTTCGTACTCAGTGCCTTCTACACTCCCAAGTATGGTTTTATTTTTTCTTTTTTCTTCAAGTTCTGCTTGCTTTTTAGCGATCTCCGCATCCATTTTCATGTCTTCTGTGGACGCTTCACCTGAACCTTCTTCTCCTTTGGGAGCCCAAGCTCCTAATAGCTTTACTGAATAGCTACCCGAATGAGTTTTATTAGGACTAATTACGTTGGAGTAGTTAGTAGAATTTACTATTTTTGCTGGAGCATTTCCTCCCTCAATCTTAACTGAATTTGGTTTATCTTCTACAGGGGTTACGGACATGTTTCCCTTTCGTCCTAAACCTGTTTGAGGTTGTCCTGCCGCTGCTGCTTTGATCGCTGTGTCGATTTCACCAAAGGCTCTCATTTGATCAGCAGAATAATCATGAGCCTCGTTAAGGAAAGTAAGCTTATAAGTTCTCTTCTTAAGCTTACCGTAACTCTCCAGTAATTCAGAAAAATAATCCATATCTTATTATAGATGAAAAAAATAGCCCCGCCCACACAGGTAAAGGACGGGGCTAAAAACCTAATTTAAACTCACTGCGTAGGGTTTGCGTAGTTGTATACGTTCATGAAGTCGTACTTGAAGTTCACCGTAAGCATGTGGAAGTCGTTAGTAGCATAGTTGAATTCCGCAGCTTGCCATGATGTTGGGTAGACTCCGTAAAGCTCAATCGTTGAGTGAGGAGTTAGTGTGTTGTCTAACTGAACAATCTCAAGCTTGTCCGCCTTGAATGTGTTACCAGCCCCACCACCCGGCTGTGAGCTTTTGGTCATCTCGCCTGTGAGTGGATCGTAAGTATGGCGGAAGTATCGGTAAAGGTCAGAAGCAGTCTCACGAAGATAGAGGTTATCGAAGTCGATGGTAAGCTCACCCGGAGTAGTTTTTCCTGGATAGTGAAGCTTATCGTTTACTCGATCAACCACTATGGCTTCGTTTTTCATTTCTATTCCGCCAACTTTTTTACAGGCTAACGTAAGGTCAGGCACGTTGGTGATATCATTGGGCAGTCCAAAGAAATGAGCTTCGAACTGATACGCCCGCACTGAATCAAGGTCAGTTGAAACGGTAGGAAGCCCCTGACCCGGAGTGAAATCTCTACCGTATTTTGTCTTGTAATATGATGTTGCCATTAATTAAATCCTCAGAGGGTTCCTAGATCAGCGGACTGATTGGTTAGGTTGATCTCAAACACAATGACCTCTGCGGTCTTGGTGGGCTTGAGAAGAACTTTTGTCCAAAGTTCATTTCTATCGACGCGGAGCGGTGTGTTAGTTGTTTCGTCACAAACAACACGGAACTCCGAAATACCCCGTCTTCTTCTGATGTCATCAAGGAAGGGGTTAACAACTCCTTCAATTTGTGACCAAGTGAACTCGTCGTTTGGCTCGAACACAAAACGCTGAGTGGCTGCAAGTATGACCTTCCGCACATAAATGAGGAGGCGTCTTACGTTAATTCTATCTAGTGAGCTTGGCTCTCTTTGAGCAGTTCTTTGCCCGAAGATGGTTAGGCCCTGCTGCGGGAAAGCGACGATTGGGTTGATGACATTACCGCCGCTGTAAAGGCTGTCTCTATCGCCTTGGTTGAGTTTGACCTCAACCTCGGTGGGCTTGGTTAGTCTACCTCTCTGGAATCCTGCTGGAGCAAACCAAGTGTCTGAGACACCATCAGTGTAGGCCATTTGTCTTGCCGCAAAGATAGTGGGATCATAGAACCTATCGACTCCATCAAAAGTGCTAAACACTTTCACCCAAGGCCAGTAGACCGCAGCATAAGAACTATTGATTGCCACTGTTCTTGAATCAGTGGTTGCTGCCTGTCCATTACTCCAGTCGATGGCATCCTGAACTGTGCCGACTGCATAAGGAGGAGATAGTAGAGCGAGCATTCCTTGAGTTCTTTCAGCAAGACTTACTAGGGCGTTTTGTACAGCCTGCGTATTTACACCAGGAACAAGAGCCACACCCACGTTGAGAACAGGGTCGTCGAGAGCTTGCATACCTGTTTTAGGATCTTCTGCCTGACTACCAATTAGGGCGACAGATCTCCCATCTTCGTCAGCAGCGATACCGTTGCTTCCATTAGCTAGATTAGTAGCAGTGGCACCAACCAGCTTATTAAATCTACCACCTTCTCCAGTCACAGTTGTTGTGGTGGATAAGCCAGCCCCATGTCTAAAGGTCATCTCGTAAGAACCTGCAACGAGTGAGTTTAATAGGTCAGAGAAGTGAGTTAGTGCAGTTACATTGGCGTCTAAATCGTCGCGGAAGATGTTAGCTTTTATAACTCTAGAAACGGCGTTTGTTTCCCCGGTATTAATTACATTTTCTAAGAATGCTCCTGAGGCTACCAAGCTTGCTTTGAAAGTCTCCAAGGAAACGCCATCCTCATTGACAGCCACCACAAAGTTTTGCGAACCAACCGAATCTAATGCTATTGAATTTCCGCTAAGATCTCCGTTCGGTTTAGTGCCCCCGTTGTATCCTTCTCCTGGGAACAAGGACTGCACAAGATAGTTTATAGAGTTTGTTCCTGTGGTTATCGCCTGACTACCTCCAATTTGGATTGATGATGCAAACGAACCTGAAATACCGTAGTCAGTAATTCCTGATGCAGGGTGTATGAATTTAAGAGCAGAAACCCCTTTGGTCGCATCAAAAGATGTTCCTGAACAAGCAGTTACCTCTAGAGAAGCACCTGAACCAGCAAAGCTACCAACAATTGCTCCAGATAAACCAAGGTTTTGATCGAAAACACCTGCATCAAAAACACCAACTTTATCAGAGTCTAAAGCACCACCGATAACTGAGCGCAGTGCTGCTGATTGAGACCTAGCACTTGGAACATTGACAACAAAGTCTCTACCAAGACCTCCGTTATCAATAAACTGCGATACTCCGTTAGCGTCTTTGACTTGAATCCTAAACGTAATTGGTTTTTCGATACCCCAACGACTCCCCGCTTCGTTGTCACCTTTACCAGAAACGGCGATGGCAGGACAAGAACCAATAGAGATTGTAGCAGAGGCATCTACAGCATTTTCATCGGCGCAACGCACAAAGTAAACTGCATTTGTTTGTTCAAGAATCTCAAGAGCACCCTCAAGACCTTGGCCGTTAATAGCTTCGCTAGGCTCACCAAAAATTCTAACAAGTGCAGCTTGGTCTGTTATGAGAGTAGCTTTGTTTATAGGACCTTTAGAAGCAAAACCTACAATACCTACAATAGATGTATTGATTGATGGTGCGAAGTCTGAAATATCCTTCTCAACTGTGTAAACACCGGGGCTTAAATAATTTGGCATAATTTATCTCCTATGCGTTGGAAATTTTAAACATCCTACGTCTATGTAGAGTTTTTAGTTGTTCCGTAATATAGTGCTCGGGAACCACTATACTTTCCCCCGGCTGCATCCATTTGGCCTGAGCACCCTTTTCGGTGCGAAAGTAAACCGTAAATGCTTGTAGACAATCATTTTTTACTACCTTCATGATCATTTCCTTCCTTAGTATGTAGAGTTCTAGTTTAAGTTTTTTACTACTTTTTTTATGGCACAAAAACTTTTACTGAAGTAGCCACCATTGTCGCGGTCCCATGAACAGTGTCCCCATGAGGAGCTACCGAATCACCATTTACGCTAATAACTGCGTTATTAACTCGAACTTTAGGACTTCCTGGCCCAAGTATAGCTCCCACTGCTGCGGAAGTAATCACCGTGCATACACTTCTATTGTTGATAAGAACATTTGATGTGCTTGTAGCTGTGTCCGTACAGGTAGCTATATCTCCGTTTAAAACAGGGCTTCTCATGGCAACTTAACCTCAGTCTTGAATTCTTCTATTTTACCCGTGGAGGTTACTAAGAACTTTGGATTGGGAACATAGGTTCTAAGGACCACGTTGAAAGTTTTTTTGATGATTCGGTCCTCCTTGTCCCCTGCCGTGATTGAGCCGACATCCTCTTCGGTATCCAAGAATGCTTTGGCGATGGTTGAGAACTCAGTAGGCACGTTCATCTCAGGGTTGAATTTCAGTCGGATCTGCTCTAGAATCTGATCCATGTCTGCCATGTACTTACACCAGACGTTTACTTGATAGTTAATATTTACTGGTCTTGGAGCAAGGCTTAGAACTCGGAAAGCTCGATTCTTTTCAGCGTCCCAATACTTTTCGTTAACAAGTACACTCTCTTGCCTTCTTCTAGCATCGTCATTAGCCGTTGTAGTTTGAGAAATAGTTAGCATCGGTAAGACGATATTCTCTTCTTGCTTAAGTTTGGCAATAGCTCTTTCTGCATTGGCATGAAGACATTTAATATCTTTAAATTTATCTTCTGAGGAGATATAACCGATGTCATTAAAGGCAGAGATCATTGCACGAAGAGAATCCCTATAAACGAAAGAAATGTTCTGTTTGGCCTGGGTCATCTTGAAGATCTTTCTTCTAACATCACCCTCCCTAGTAGGATAGTATTTATTTCTACTCTCATTACTGCTAGTGTCCCAACTGAGTATAGATTCTATTGAATTGTTTCTTGTCATAGCTCTTCGATGGCTCCTCCATACCCGCCTAGTTCATCACTAACCTTTGAGAGAGGGGTGTCCTGAACCTCTGTACTATCGCGGAGGAGCTTGGCAGAGCACACTAAGTGATAAACGCCGTACGCCTCAAAGCTATCTTCAACCACCTCGAAGATCTCATACTTCTGCTCTTGAAACATAGGCTTGATTACGTCACCAGGAATGACGGACCTACCAAGCTTGGTCTCAATGTAGCTTTTGTTAAACGTAAATAGCTGATCGTTAGTAAGCTCAATACCGAACTGGGTAAGCTCCTCTGACATGGAGATAGGATCGTAGTGCCCATGAACTGTGATGGGTGTCTTGGACAGCACCTTGCTTCTCTCCTCTCGATACACATCGTCGTAGTTGTCTGACTGGTAATACTTATAGAAGTGAAACTTGGAGCCAGCTAGACGAATCATCTCATCATCTACAAGGTTGAACAGGTTGATGTCAGGGTTGTCCTGATCAAATAGACTAAGAGCACTGTCATCCGTATCTATGTCTGGCAGTGCTGGTAGCTTAGTCGTTACCTTGTAGTTCTTGTTGGTCATCAGGGACGACTACCTTTCGGATACTTAATATTTTTTGGCATTCTTAGAGACCCATCGGGCTTACGAACAGGGGATTTTGCAGGTCTCCTTCCTGCTGCTCTTGCAGCAGTGGCTCTCTTTTTTAGTTCATCTGGTTCATTAAAAGGAGAAACCGGATCCATCTGCTTGACTTCCTCAGAGACAAGACCAAGAGACTCGGCCATTAGATAACCCATGTCATGATATACTGTTTTATTTTTCATTAGAATAGTGTGAATACTGGTGGTTCTTCTATCTCAGATAGAAGTTCTTCTTTGAGCTTTTCTTTTTCTTGATCACTCTGTTGTATGAGTGCTGCTCCGTTCAAGCTCGCTCCACCTCCTGGTGATGGTAGCGAAGAATATTTGCCTCGGATCTCTCCAAGGATGCCTCTAGCAACGGCTAGAGCGTATCGTTGTATCCAGTTCTTGTAGTAGGGATGCATGGTCCCTGTATCAAGGCCACGGTACACTAGGATGACTGATTCTCTGACTACGGGAGCAGGGTATAACTGAAGGACATTACCGTTGATTAGATCCCAGGTTCCTTCCTGGCTTAAAATCTTTCTTGTCATCTCCAGGTGAGTCTGAAGAAGGTAGAAGTCTGAGATGGCAAAGTCGCTGAATACAAAGTTGTCCTGGAAATACTTGATGAAGAAATCAAATTCCAGAGTGCCAGCCTGTGGCTGAATACTTAAAAGAGATTTCTTGTAAGCGCAGTAGGTGAGGTTATTTGCTATGTGAGCAGGTAGAACGTAAGTGTTCACATTGCCTGATGTTTCAAATGTAGCTACCTGCGTGTTCCAGAAAGGAGCGTGGTAGTCCAGGTTTGTGATAGATTCGTCGATTGCAGTCTTAAGTTGAAAGTCTGTTAACTCAACTCTGACAATGGGGTGGCCTAATCTAGCAAGAACAAAATCTTTTATAGTTTGTTCGAAAGGAGTAAACTCTATTTCTGTAGCTAAAGTCCCTGTATTAAGTTTAGATCCATCTATAGCGGTAGAATATATCTCCGTGTCCCCAAGGTTCCTACCTGCATAGGTTCCAAAAGAGTCTCCGTAACCAAGTAACTTAGGATCTACTCTTAATGCTGCCATTGTCTTCGTTTAGTTTTGGCTTTGGGCCACGCTTAGGCTTCTTTGGTTGGTCCATTAACTCAAGGTATCTAGACTCAACTAACCCTTTTGAATTAAATAATTCTCCAGGTCTTATCTCTACTATCTCCCCGTCAATATGGAGAAGCATATTCCACCTGCACTTGCTTCTATACTTATACATGTCTTATTTATATAGGAATGAACGAGGGCCAGAGGAACAAAAAACCTCTGACCCTCGCGTTTTATTTACCTATCTAGATCAGCTAACTGAAGCGCCTAGGATGCTAGAGTTTCTAGCGAACGGCGAGAATAGGAAGTTAGCGGTCGGGCCGATAACTCGGACGATCCGATAGA